TGTCGGATTTGAGGACCAAGAGCCTAACAGGCGATTGGCCCAAAGAGGTTCTCACAGCGGAGACCTCGCTACGCTCGATCTGAGCGAAGCATCCGATCGTGTTTCGAATCAGCATGTACGGGCTATGATGGAGGACTTTCCGCATTTGCATGCGGCTGTCCAAGCATCACGGTCCCGAAGGGCTGATGTACCTGGTCACGGAGTAATCCGTTTGGCCAAGTTCGCGTCTATGGGTTCAGCTCTCTGCTTCCCTATTGAAGCGATGGTATTCCTTACCATCATTTTTCTAGGGATAGAAAGGGAGCTAAGTGCCCCGCTTTCTCGGGAAGATGTTGTCAATATCTTCTCCGAGCAGGTGCGTGTCTTTGGTGACGATTTGATCGTTCCCAGAGACTATGTGCTGTCCGTCGTAGACGAACTACATACTTTTGGGTATGTGGTTAACGTCGGCAAGTCTTACTGGACCGGAAGGTTCCGTGAGTCTTGCGGTAAGGAGTACTACGATGGCCATGACGTTTCAATCGTCAAGGTCAGACGGGTGCTCCCTACACGACGGCAGGACGCGGACGGTGTACAAAGCGTGGTCGCTCTTCGAAACCTTGCCTATTGGCATGGTTTGTGGAGGACGGCTTCGTGGTTGGATACCTACATCGAGAAACTCCTAAAGGTGTTTCCCAATGTGGCTCCGACCTCACCGTTGCTGGGCAGGGAGTCAGCGCTGGGCTATCAATTCCAGCGTCTGGATCCATACACGCATGGCCCTCTAACCAAGGGCTATTACGTGCGTGCCGAACCTCCTCGAGATCCTCTCGAAGGGGACGGTGCCCTGCTCAAGTGTCTATTGCAGAAACCCCAGCACGCCTTCGGTCTGCGACTGAAGGACGTAAGCCAGGACTCTGCCGTCGACGTTGCGAGCGTTGACGATGGGCACTTGGAACGTTCTGGACGCCCCGAGCGCGTCAACATCAAGCTCGGATGGAGGTCTCCGCTTTAGCGGAGGCCCGGGCCTAAAAACCCGGTGGGAGAGACGAAGGTGTCTCACCCTGCTCCTTTGGACCAACTGTTAGGTTAGTCCAGGAGTGGACTAAGCATGG